GAAGAAGGCCGCCGCCGCGCGTCGCGCCGTCGCGGCCGTGGCCGAAGTGCCGGAGACAATCGAGGCCATGGTCGAGGAAGGATCCCGCTCGTGACGTCGATGATCGTGCAGGTGGCGAATGCCCGCCGCATATCGGCCGAGGTGCTGGCCCTGATCATGACGCCGCCGCCGCCGGTGGATTATCTGACCTGGGCGGAACAGAACATTCGCTTCACCGAACGCGAGAGCCCGCTTCCGGGCCCGTACAACAGGGACCTGTTCTTCTATTTCGACGAAATCCTGCGGGCGCTGTCGCCGAGTGATCCCTGCCGGACCGTGACGCTGGCGAAGTCGGCTCAGCTCGGCGGCACGGTCCTCGCTAACATCTTCTGCGGCGGCTCGATGGACATGGACCCTGGGGATTTCCTCTACGTCCATCCGACCGATTCCAACGCGCAGCGCTGGTCGAAGATGAAGCTGGCGCCGATGCTCAAGGGCACGACGGCACTGGCGCGGCTCTTCCCGATGCGCTCGCGCGACGGCCTCGACAGTGTACTCTACAAGGAACGCGTCGACGGTCGCGGCGCAATCCAGATTTCCGGCGCCAACTCGCCGGCGTCGCTCAGCCAGGTGACGATGCGCCGCCAGGTGCAGGACGATCTGGCGAAGTGGGAGATGAACGCAGCGGGCGATCCGGAGACGCAGGCGGACAGCCGCTCCCGGGCGCACGAGTTCGCTAAGGTGTTCAAGATCTCGACGCCGCTGGTCGAGCCCGGCTGTCGCATCACGCGGAACTACGACGACGGATCGCAGGAGCGGCTCTATTTGCCGTGCCCGCATTGCGGCGAGCTCCAGACGCTGGAGTGGGAGAATTTCTTGAACTCGATCGATGAGGCTGCGCCCGAGCAGGCGCACTTCACCTGCATTGCCGAAGACTGCGGCGGCGTGATCGAGGAATATCACCGGGCCCAGATGTTCAAGGAGGCAAAGCGCCTCGAGGACGAAGGGGTGAGCGTCTGGCGCGCGGCCAACCTCCCGGCAAAGCGGGTGCATCGGTCGTTCCATCTCTGGTCGGCCTATTCCCTGTTGCAGAGCTTCGAGCGCATCGCCCGCGAATGGCTGAGTGCGAAGGGGGACCCGGCTTCCGAGCAGACCTTCTACAACGACACGGTCGGGCGGGCCTATCGGACGCTCGGCGAGGCGCCCGGCTGGGAGACCCTGCGCGACCGCGCCACCCAGTCCGACCGCGACCGCGGCACAGTGCCGGCCGGTCATCCGATCCTGACGATCGGCATCGATTGCCAGAAGGACCGGGTGGAGTGGCAGGTGGTGGCGTGGGCCCGCGAGTTCCGTCGTGCGGTCGTGGATTACGGCGTGTTCCCGGGCCACATCAGCGAGGAGAATTGCCAGCGGCTACTTGACGGCCTGTTGTCTCAAGGTTGGAAGAACGTGCATGGCAACCGCGTCGTGGCCGACCTGACGGCGATCGACGGCAACGCCTTCACCGAGGACGTCTGGAGCTGGGTGCGGAAGCACCCCGTCTCCCGCGTCATCATGGTGCGCGGTGTACCCTCGGAATCGGCGCCGCTGCTGGCGGTGGTGAAAAAGGAGCGCAGCACCTCCGGCAAGGTGAAGCGTTATTCGCGCCGGTTCTACAATTTCGCGACCTCGGTCCTGAAGATGGGCCTCTACCGCAACCTGGCCAAGTTCGATCCGCTCGTGCGCGGGCATGTGGCGTTGCCGCGCGGGCTGGAAGACGAGTTCTTCCGGCAGCTGACGGCCGAAAGCCGCAAGCCGAAGCGCACCCGTTCCGGATTCGTGAAATACGAGTGGGTGAAGGACCCCAACCAGGCCAACGAAGGCCTCGACACCCACCTGCAGGCCGAAGCCGCCGCAATCAAGTTTGGCGTCCGCTCGATGCCGGACCAGGCGTGGGATCGATATGAGGCGGAACGGGACCGGGCGCCGGAAGCGGTTCAGGGCGATCTTGAGGATCTGCTGACGCAGGTGACTTCCGGTCACGCCTCGCTTGGGCTGCAGCCTGCGACACCCTCGACAACCGCAGCCCGGCCGGCGCGGAAGCGCCTCTGGAAGGCCTATAGCTAGGATGACCACAATGACTTCGGACAAGCCGAGGGTTCGCGTGAAGGCAGGGACCACCGCCTTTTCGCCATCGCTCCCCGCGGTCGGGAGCAGGTCGAGACCGGTCGCGCGTCACCTGCGCGGCGATCGCGCGGGTCTGCTAAATATGCGCCGTGCCGTCACCCGTGATGCCCGTCTCGACGTCTATGAGGCTGCCGAGCGGGCATCGGCGCTGGCGTTGGACTTCATCCACAACAGCGGCTGGCTGGCGGGCGCGGTGTCGCAGATCGTCTGCGATACGGTCGGCGTCGAGCTAAAACTGAACTGTCGGGCCCGCCTGTCCGGATTCGGCTATTCGGATGACGAGGCGAACGCCTGGTGCCGCGCAGTTGAGGCCGCATGGTTGCAATGGGCGTGGAACCCGAATGAATGCGACTTGGCCGGCGAGATGACCATCGCCGAGATGAGCGACGCTATCCTGCGATCCTATCTCGCCTATGGCGAGGGGTTCGGTGTCCTCGACCACCTCTCGCTCGGCCGCCGTCGGCAGCTTGGCGTTCGCACTGGGTTGAAGGTGTCCCTGGTCGCGCCCCATCGTTGCCCGCGCGTGACGCGAGAGTTCGACGGTCTGGAGGGCGGCATTTTCCGGGACAACATCCGCCGGCCCATCATGTATCGATTCCGCGTCCGAGAAGGCGGCATGGAGATAGACCACGACGTGCCGGCCGAGGATGTCGTGCACGTGATGGACCGGGGCGAACATCTCAACGCCGGCCGCGGCATTTCGCCATTGACGCCGATCCTGAAAGTTGCGGCGCAGTCGGACCAGCTTGCCGACGCCACACTGGCGGTTGCGCTGATGCAGCAGGCGTTCGCGGCCATCGTCAGAAGCCCCGAGGCCAGTCCCGAGGCCTTTGAAGCTATTCAGTCCCTCGCGGATACCACCGCTCCGACCGGCTACGGTGCGGATGCATGGATCTCAATGATCGACGGCGTTCGCGCCGACCTCGTCGAGGTTTGGTCGGCCCGTTTCGAAGCGCTTAAGGACGGCAGCCTGTCACTGACCGATCCCGGCCGAATCGCGCATCTCGGACCGGGCGAGGAGCTCGAGATGGTGACGGCGGAGTCACCGCACAATAACTACCTGCCTTTCGCCCAGAACCTGCAGCGCGAGATCGCACGCTGCCTGGGTGTCACGTTCGAGAGCTTCACCGGCGACCACTCGGACGCAAATTACTCCTCGGTCCGTATGGCTGTTGCGTCCATCTGGCCGATCGTCATGCGCCGCCGGCAGCGGATCGTGGTGCCATTCGTCCAGACGATCTTCGAACACTTCCTCGAGGAAGCGATCCGGGAGGGGCGCATCCCGTTCAAGGGTGGCTATTCGGCGTTTCTCAAGGATCCCGAGGCGGTGTTCCAGGCGGAATTCCAGGGGCCGGAGCGGCCGTCAGCTGACCCCTACAAGGATGCACTCGCTTCGAAGATCATGATGGAACTCGCGCTCTCTTCGCACGCCGATGAAGCCATCGCCCGGGGAAAGAACCCGCAGGAACTGCTGACCGCCATCGAGCGAGAGATCAAGCAAATGAATGCGTCCGGAATTCCCGTGCCGTTCGGTCGAACGCAGGGCGGGGGCGCTGGACCGGACGGCGCCGCGGCACCTGGTCGCCGCGATCCGGCCAGGGAAGACGCCTGATGGCCCGCGAGATCGACTGGTGCGCCCGAGCAAGCCAGCTTCGGGAGATCGAGTTTGCTCGTGTTTCCGGCGACATGATCGAGGAAGCTCGCTTCGATAGCGACATGACCCGCTTCGTCAAAGCTTCGGCGGCGGAACTTAAATCAGCGATCCAATACGCCGATCGCCAGTGCGCCAAATCTCAAGGCAAGCGCTCCCGGTTCGCCCTCGCGGCGCGTGCTCGACCCTACTGAGGAACACAGACATGGCTGCGATACTGGAAGACGGGAAGCTCACGCTGACCGGCGACGTCGGTGATTTCGGTTTCGGCGACTACTTCAGCCACAGCGACGTAGTGCTGGCCCTGGCCCAGATCGACGATGACGCAGATCTGACGGTCTACCTGAATTCGGGCGGCGGGTACGCATCGGACGGCGCGGCCATCCATGCGCTGCTTTCCCGGCGCGCCGGCACGACCGACGTCATCATCGACGGCGTTGCCGCGTCGGCTGCCTCCCTCATCGCAATGAGCGGCGACACGGTCACTATGTCGGCCGGGTCGGTGATGATGATCCACGATCCGGCAGCCTTCACCATGGGCAACGCTGAGGACCACGCGAAGAGCATCGAAGGGCTGGAGGCGCTGGCGACCTCCTATGCCCGCGTCTATGCGGCGAAGTCCGGCAAGTCCGCGGACGAATGTCGGGCCATCATGAAAGCGGAGCGCTGGTACGCACCGGACGAGGCAGTCGCCGAGGGTTTCGCCGACGAGACCTCCGACGAAAAGGCGAAACCCGTCGCGGCCTTCGATTATCGCGCCTACGCACATGCTCCGAAGCGCCTGGTTGCGCTCGCGGCCAAGAAGAATTGGCGTCTCGCTGACGCCAATAAGCCGGCGGTTTCCGCCGCTGCACCCCGTCTACCACAGGAGAACCCTATGACGGACAAGGAACGGGCGGACCAGCTTGCCGCCGAAATTGCAGAGCTGAAGGCGCAGATGAAGTCGAGCAAGGATGCCGACGCCACTGCGGCAATGCAGGTCGAACTCGAAGCCCTTCGGGCGGAGAAGGCTGCCCGCGAGAATGCCGACGCCATCATGGTGCTGGAGGAAGCCAAGGGCCGCGAGGCACAGGCCAAGGCCCTGGCCGATGCCGGCGTCAAGGCCGAGGCTGCGAAGGCCATTCTCGCGGCCGCGCCGAAGGTCGACAGCGCGGCACATGAACCCCGCCGTCTCAATGGCGAAGGCCTGACCGGTGGTTCTGCGCCGAAGGCCAAGGGCGACAAGTCCGTCCTGGCTGACGCCGTCGCCCGCACCAACAAGCGCCGCTAAGGGGAGATCCGACAATGGCGATTCTGACCGAAGACCGCTTCTCCGGAGCGGCGCATTACATCGTTTCCGAAGCTTTCGGCTACCGTTCCCGCGAACAGGCTGTCGTTGCCAGCGGGTCCGGCATTTTGAAGCCGGGCACCATTCTCGGAAAAGTGGCGACCGGGACGGCCACGCCAACCGCTAAGGGCGGCAATACCGGCAACGCCACCATCTCCGCCGTCACCTTGGGAGCGGGCGCAAAGCGCGGCGTCTACACGGTGGATTTCACCGCGGCGACCAAGTTCGACGTGATCGACCCTGACGGGTTCAAGATCAAATCGGGTTCCACCGGCTCCGCCTATTCCGACGATTTGGGCTTCACCATCACCGCTGGCGGCACGCCGATGGTGGCGGGCGACGGCTTCACCATCGCCGTGGCGCCGGGCGTGAACAAGTATGCGCCATTCGACCCCGCTGGGACGAACGGCACTCAGGTTGCCGCCGCAATCCTCTTCGAGGGCTGCGACGCAACCGATGCGGATGTTCGCCGCACCTTCACTGTTCGGGACACCGAGGTCCATGCCGATGTTCTGGCGTGGCCTGAAGGCGTGACGAGCGATCAGAAATCCGCCGCGCTTGCCGCTCTGGCCGCGCAGGGCATCATCGCCCGCTAAGGAGGGGCAAACACCATGGCACTTGTCACAGACGTTTTCACCGGCAATGGCTGGGGCGTGATCGACTTTCAGGAAGAAGTCGTCGAGCGCACTGAGTTCCGTCCCCAGCTGCTGGGACAGCTCGGCATCTTCGAGCCGATCTATTCGCGATCCCGTACCATCGCGATTGCCGACCGCGATCGGACGCTAACGTTGATTCCGACTTCGGAACTCGGCGCTCCGCCCGAAGAGTTGATCCCCGAAGGTGCGAAAGTCCGGCCGTTCAATACGAGCCGCCTGGCGAAGGGCTCCACGATTTACGCGGCTGAGCTGGCGGGAATTGCTGCGCTGCCCTTCGACCTCCAGACGCGTGAAGTGTCGCAGGAGCTCGCCGACCGGACCGCGCAGATCATGAACGATCTCGAACTGACATGGGAGCATATGCGGTTCGGCGCGATCCAGGGCAAGGTTCTGGATGCTGACGGGTCCACCCTCATCGACTGGTTTTCCGAATGGGGTGTCGCTGAACCGACGGAGATCAACTTCGCATTGACGACGGATACCACCGACGTCCGCAAGAAGTGCCGGGACGTGAAACGCGCCATGGTGAAGGCGGCGAAGGGCATCTGGACGCCGGCGACCCGCGTGGGCGCCCTTGTCGGGGACACTTTCTACGATCTGCTGCTGAACCATAAGCAGATCAAGGAAACCCGCCTCGTCGACGGCAACCGTGCATCGTCCCTGGAGGATATCGAAGGCTACTCCTCGATCGAGATCGAGGGGATCACCTTCATCAATTATCGGGGTACGGACGATGGCTCCACCATCTCGATCGATACCGCCAAGGCGAAGTTCTTCCCGATCAATGCCCGCGGTGCATTCAAGGTGGGCTTCTCGCCGGCGAATGAGTTCAAGCCGTACCTCAATCAGCGCGCCCGTGAGTACTACGGCCTCATGCTGGCTGATACGTCGGGACGTGAGGCGTGGGATCGGGTGGAAATCTATTCCTATCCGCTCTTCATCTGCACGCGGCCGGAGATGATCCAGACCGGTCGGGCGTCGTAATCGGTTACGCCCGACGTGCCGACCGCCGCCCGCTACCATGCGATCCGCGACCGCGTCGTTGCCGCGGTCGATCGGAGCCATGCGGAGCGGGTTACGGTGGTGCCGCAGGGAGAAGGGACGCAGTATCGGCGCGGGGGGATGGATCCCGAACGGGAGGCCATCACCATCGAAGGGGTGCTGCGGATCGGGTCAAGCGACAACGATCTCGGCGGGGAGGGGCAGAACACGTGGTCGAGCCGCCTTCCCGCCGGAAAGGCCATGCTTGCGGTGGATGTGAAGGCGTGGCCGGCCGAGCTCGGGATTAGGGCGGGGGACATCGTCAGGGCGCTGACGCGTCTCGGCGAGCCCGAGTTCACGGTCGAGGGCGCGGACACCAAAGCGATCAACCGGGTCAAGTTCCTGTTGAGCGCGAAGTGAGCAGGAGCGATCGATGA